CTCGCTAATGCGGCCGAGGTCGCCGGCGTACCCCCAATCGGCGGGCTCCTGGGCCTGGCGCTTCTGGTGGTCGGCCAGGCACGCAGCGATGCGCTTCAGCAGGTCCTGGGCTTCGGCGTGCCGTTCGGCATAGCAGCCGGCGGCAGTTTGCTTGGTGGTTTTGGCGGTCCGTGTCATCGATGACATTCATCCCTTCGGTTCGCCCGGAAAGCAAGTCGAAAGTTCCACTTCTTGCGAGAAAGATCCAATGGCACTCGTGAGCCAGCGCGCTTATGCGCGGCACCGTGGCGTCAGCCTGGCCGCCGTGCAGAAGGCGATCAAACTGGGCCGCATCCGAACGGCGGCGGACGGCAAGATCGACGTTGAGCAGGCCGACCGCGACTGGGAGCGGAACACCAGCTATGGAGGCCCGGTTGCTACGGGTGACGCTCCAGTGTCGGGCCCCAGCTACGCGCAGTCGCGGGCGGTACGCGAGGTGTACACGGCGCGGCTAGCAAAGCTTGAATACGAGGAGCGCATCGGAAAGCTGGTGCCGGCGGACCAGGTCACCATCGCCGGGTTTACCAAGGGCCGCACCGTTCGCGACCACATGATGATCATCCCGGACCGGGTCGCGGCGCAGATCCGTGCCGACCTGGCTGGCGCTTTGACAGCAGCTTGTAAAGAACTCAGCGTGCCAGCCGAAGCTGCCGAGATGGTCTTGGCGAAGATCGATCTGGATCACATCCACGGCCTGCTCACGACAGAGATCCGCACGGTCCTGGTCGAGATTGCGGGGCTTCCCGATCATGGCGAATAATCAGCAGTCCGTCGAGCAGATCTACGGCGACGCGTTCAACGCCGGCCTCCGGCCGGACCCGTTGCTGACGGTGTCGGAGTGGGCGGACCGCTACCGCCGGTTGTCCGGCAAGGCAGCCAGTGAACCCGGACCCTACCGCAGCGACCGCACACCCTACATGCGGGAGATCATGGATTCGCTGTCGCCGTCCTGTCCGGTGGAGCGTGTCGTATTCGTCAAAGGGGCGCAACTGGGCGCGACAGAAGGGGGGAACAACTGGGTCGGCTACGTGGTGCACAAGGCGCCTGGGCCGATGATGGTGGTGCAGCCGACCGTTGAGCTCGCCAAGCGCAACTCGAAGCAGCGCATCGATCCGTTGATTGAAGAGAGCGAGGTGTTGCGGGCGCTGGTGAAGAGTCCACGCTCTCGCGACAGCGGCAACACGGTGCTATCGAAGCAGTTTCCCGGCGGCGTGCTGGTAATGACCGGAGCCAACAGCGCCGTGGGCCTCCGCTCGATGGCGGTCCGGTATCTGTTCCTCGACGAAGTGGATGCGTACCCGGGCGACGTCGACGGTGAAGGCGATCCGGTCAATCTTGCCTGCGCCCGCACGCGCACGTTCTCGCGGCGCAAGATCTATATGGTCTCGACGCCGCTGATCATGGGCGAGAGCCGCATCGAGGCCGTCCTCGCCGAGAGCGATCAGCGGCGGTTCTGGGTGCCGTGCCCGCACTGCCAGAAGCACCAGGTGCTCAGGTTCGATCGGCTTCGCTGGCCGAAGGGGGAACCGGGCAAGGCCGCCTACTTCTGCGAGCACTGCGAGCAGGCCATCTCCAATCACCAGAAGAGCTGGATGCTGCCGCGAGGGGAGTGGCGGGCCGCGGCCGAGGGAGACGGACGCACGCGCGGGTATCATCTGTCGAGCCTCTACAGCCCGGTCGGCTGGTACGCATGGGAGCGCGCTGCCGACGACTGGGAGAAGGCGCAGAAAGATGTCGAGCTGCTCAAGTCGTTCGTGAATCTTGTGCTGGGCGAATCGTGGCAGCAACGTGGGGATGCGCCCGACTGGCAGCCCCTGTACGACCGGCGCGAGGACTACCGCATCGGCACGGTCCCTAACGGCGTGCTGTTTCTCACCGCCGGCGCCGATGTTCAGCGCGATCGCATCGAAGTTGAAATCGTCGGTTGGGGCCGCAACAAGGAATCGTGGTCGATCGACTACCTCGTGCTGCCAGGCGACACGGCGGAGCCTGCCATCTGGCGGCAACTCGACGCCATCCTTGACCGCGAGCTTCCGCACGCCTCCGGGCGCACGATGCCGATTCGCGTGATGTGCGTGGATGCCGGCTACAACCCGGAATTGGTTTACGACTGGGTGCGCCAGCATCCGCAGGCCTCCTGGGGCGCCGCGTCGGAGGCTGCGGGCGCTGCCGCGCTGTACCCGAGGACGACCGTCGCTGTGAAAGGAACCGGTGCGACCGACCGGCTATTGCTACGCCCCACGGTGGTCGATGGCGGCAGCCGACGATGGGGCGTGCGCCTGTGGTTGCTGGGAACCCCGGTGGCAAAGCAGCAGCTCTACAACTGGCTGCGACTGCGCAGGCCGCCGAATGAGAGCGGTGAGTCTTATCCGGCTGGATTCTGCCACTTTCCCCGCTACGACGAAGAATACTTCCGGCAGTTGACCTCGGAGAGTGCGGTAGAAGGTCGCTGGGAGCGGTTGCCAAACCGAAGGAATGAGGGATTGGACGCGCGCGTTTACGCCCGGGCCGGAGCGGCTATCTTCGGCATGGACCGCTTTACCGAGGACGACTGGCGGGTCTTGGAGCGCAGCCTGGCGCCGGCAAAAGACGAAGCCGCAGACACTCCGGCGCGACGTGTTGTCCGTTCGCGCTTCCTGGAGAGGTAAACAGTGCCCTACACGTCCGAGCAGATTGCCGCAATGAAGAACGCACTGGCTAGCGGCGTGTTGCGGGTGCGCTTCGCCGACCGGGAGATGGAGTACCGCTCGTTCAAAGAAATGCAGGCGATTATCGACGCTGCCGAAACGGAGTTGGCCGAACAGAATGGTGTCCCGGTGAACCGCCAGATCCACGTTTCAACCAGCAAGGGCCTCTAATAGCGTGAACGTTTGGAAGCGAATTCAGGCTGCCGTGTTTCGGCGGCGAACGGGGATGTACGGCTTTGAAGCCGCATCGGCTACCCGCCGCACCTACGGGTGGAATCCATCCACGGGCGACATCAACACGCTCTTGGCCGGCGGCATCGAGACCCTCCGGCCGCGCTCGCGCGACATGGTCCGGCGCAATGCCTGGGCAACCAACGCGCTTGATGCCTTCGTAGGTAATGCCATCGGTGTCGGCATCAAGCCGCAGTCGGCGCATCCGGACCCGGCTCTGAAGGAGAAGGTCCAGGAGCTGTGGCTACGCTGGACGGACGAAGCCGACGCCACCGGCCTGACCGACTTCTACGGCTTGCAGGCGCTGGCGTGCCGAACGGTGATGGAGGCAGGCGAGTGTCTAATAAGGATGCGGCCGCGACTTCCCAAGGACGGCCTTTCGGTTCCGTTGCAACTCCAACTGCTCGAGCCCGAGCATCTGCCGACGACGGAGACTCGGCGGCTGGAGAATGGCAACTACCTTCGCTCGGGGATCGAGTTCAACGGCATCGGCCAGCGCGTGGCGTACCGCCTGTACCGAGAGCATCCGGGCGATGCCTCGAACCCGATGGCATCGAGCGAACTCGTGCGTGTACCCGCGGAATGGGTGTTGCACCTGTTCCGCCCCATTCGGCCCGGTCAGCTCCGCGGCCAACCGTGGTTGACCCAAGTGCTCCTGAAGCTCCATGAATTGGACCAGTACGACGACGCTGAGCTGGTGCGGAAGAAGACGGCGGCGATGTTCGCCGGCTTCGTGGTGAAGAGCTCACCGGCGAGTCCCATCCTGGGCGAAAAGACAACCGCTGGCGGAACGCCGGTGGCGAGCCTCGAGCCGGGCACGCTCCAGATTCTGCTCCCCGGCGAAGACATCAAGTTCTCCAACCCCGCAGATGTTGGGGCGAGTTACGAGACTTTCATGCGGGTGCAGTTGCGCTCGATCGCTGCCGGCATGGGCATCACCTACGAGCAGCTGACCGGCGATTTGACGGGCGTGAACTATTCGTCGATCCGCGCGGGTCTGCTCGAATTCCGGCGGCGTTGCGAGCAGTTTCAGCACCAGGTGATCGTGTTCCAGATGTGCCGTCCGATCTGGCGGCGATGGATCGACCTGGCAATTCTGGGCGGAGCGTTGCCGAACCAGGGCGACGTTGCCCTCTACTACAACGTGAAGTGGATTCCACCGGGCTTTGCCTGG